TTAAGGCCCCGCGCAATAAGCGCGGCTACTGGATCGCTCCAGCTGTTGACTATTACACGCCAATCGTCGCGAAAGAATACATCGATCTTATTCAGGGCGTAATTAAGAAAGTGGGTCTTGACTAATGGCTGGCATTCCAAAAGTAAAGATTACTTTCGACGCGGACTTCGACGAACTAAAGAAGGGCGTTAAAGGCGCGCAGAATGAAGTCGAAGGCTTCTCTAGCAAGATCGGCAAGTTCGGCAAGGTAGCCGCTGCCGCTTTCGCAGCTGCAACAGTAGCGGCCGCAGCTTACGCGGGAAAGCTTCTAGTCGATGGCGTCAAGTCAGCGATCGCAGACGCAGCCGCTCAGGAAAAGCTTGCTCTCACATTAAAGAACGTTACAGGCGCGACGAATGCCCAGATCAAGGCGACCGAGGGTTACATAACCCAGACATCGCTCGCGTTCGGAGTTACAGACGACGAGCTTCGTCCATCGCTGGAAAGATTAGCTCGCGCTACTGGCGATGTAGATAAAGCGCAGAGACTCCAAGCTCTAGCCTTAGACATCTCGGCGGGTAGCGGTAAGTCGCTCGAAGCGGTTACTAATGCTCTGGCCAAGGCGACCGAAGGCAATACGGCCTCTCTTGGAAAGCTTGGCGTAGGACTTTCAGCTGCCCAGCTAAAGACTCTTTCGATGGACGAGATTACTAAGAAGCTTGCCGATACTTTCGAGAATCAAGCTTCTACAAAAGCCGACACATTCCAAGGAAAGTTAGATCGACTTAACATCGCATTCGAGGAAGGTAAAGAGACCGTAGGTTCTTTCGTACTGGACGCGCTTACTCCACTCGTTAGCTCATTCGTTAATAAGGTGATTCCAGCTCTTTCATCTATGGCCACGTCTATCGGTAAAGATCTCGAAGGCCCATTTAATACCATTAAGGGAGTTCTTACAGACTTCGTTATTCCAGCCTTTAAGGCTCTTTACGATTTTATGAAGGACTTCGTCGCTCCGTTCTTTCTTTCTATCTTCGGCCCAGCTTTAAGCGGTTTATCTTCTGCATTTACTAAAGTTAAGGACGCGATTAGCAATAACTCCGAAGAACTAACTCCACTCTTTACACTCTTTAAGAATGTCGCTACATTCGTTAGAGACACTATCGGCCCAGCCATCGGAACTATTCTTCGAGTGGCTTTCGAGGTTCTCGGTACAGCCATTTCGGCTGTTATTACTGGCGTCTCTAAAGTCGTTAACTTCTTGGACGACATGATTGAAAAGGTTAAAGCGTTTATTAAATTGATTAAAGATAATCCTGTCGTGTCAGGAATCTCTGGTCTTATTGATCGCGTATTCGGTGGGGCGCGCGCTATGGGTGGCCCTGTTAGTTCGGGAACGTCTTATCTGGTCGGTGAGCAAGGCCCAGAACTATTTACACCTAATCGCAGCGGGCAGATCGTCCCTAACGGCGCACTAGGCGGCGGACGCGGTTCAGTCATTAACTTAACTGTTAACGGCGCGATCGACCCAGAAGGTACAGCCCGAGCGATTATTAACGTTCTGAATAATTCGAGCTATCGCGGAACTCTTGGATCGGGTGCGTTCGCGTGACACTCTGGAATCCAGAATGGCGAGTTCTCATCGATGGCGTCGATTATCAAGAAGTAACACTGGCCAGCGTTCAGATCACTAGTGGCCGAACTTCTGTTTATGAGCAGCCAGTCGCGGGCTATTGCTACATCGAGCTTATTAACCTAGAGAACACTTCTTACCCTTTTACAGTCGGTAACGAGATCCTTATCTCGATTAAAGATTCTACGGGTGCTTATGTCAATCTTTACGGCGGGTTTATTAGCGACATCGAGATAAGCGTCGTCTCAGCTGGAGCGACGGCGTACGTTACTTCTGCCCGAATTACAGCACTCGGCGCACTGTCTAAACTAGCTCGCGCTAACTGGGAACTGGCTCTAGCTAAAGACTACGACGGAACTCAGGTCTATAACATTCTTTCGGATCTTCTTCTTAATAACTGGAACGAAGTAGCTCCCGCTTTACAGTGGTATCAGTACGATCCGACGACGACGTGGGCTAATGCCGAAAACGTAGGACTTGGAGAGATCGATCAGCCTGGGCAATACGAGATGGTTAACCGCGCAGCCGATCCAGTCTCTAGCTACACGTTAGCCAGTCAGATCGCGGAGTCTGGTCTCGGTTATCTCTTCGAGGACGGATCGGGCCGAATCGGGTACGCCGACGCTTTACATCGACAGACTTATCTCGCAGCTAATGGCTATACCGAAATCTCAGCGACTCAGGGAATCGGAGTCGGCTTAAAGTCAGTAACCCGAAGCGGCGATGTCCGTAACTTTATTACGATTAACTATAAAAACGGCTTAACGCTTACAGATAGCCAAGCGGCTTCTATCTCGGAGTTCGGTAAGTTCGCCGAAATCTGGGACACAAACATCGAGAAAACAGCCGACGCGATTCTGGCTCTAGCTCGTCGTCTACAGCTTAAAGCTTATCCACGCGCATTCTTCGACTCGATCGAGTTCCCTATCGCTTCGCCAGACATCGACGACACAGACCGCGACGCGCTTCTAAAGATCTTTATGGGAATGCCGCTACGCGTTACAGATCTTCCACCTAACATCGTCGACACTGTCTTCGAAGGTTATGTCGAAGGCTGGTCTTTTAGGGCCAGTTATAACTCGCTATTCATTACGATAAACGCTTCGCCGCTGGAGTTCTCGCAAGTGACACTCCGATGGAATCAAGTCTCAGCGAGCGAGTCATGGAATACAATAAGCCCTACTCTTACATGGGAAAACGCGATCGGATCGGTGGCATAACATGGCAACTACTACGACTAACTTCGGCTGGGACATTCCACAGTCGACCGACTTGGTCAAGGACGGCGCGACCGCGATCGCGGCACTTGGTCAGGACATAGATACGGCACTCGTCGATCTTAAAGGCGGAACGACTGGACAGGTGTTAGCTAAAGCTTCTGGAACAGACCTAGATTATTCATGGACGACTCCGCAGGTTGGCGACATTACAGCTGTAACGGCTGGAACTGGTATCTCAGGCGGTGGAACTGGCGGAGACGTAACAATTACTAACTCTATGGCCACAGCGATCGACGCTAAAGGTGATCTCATTGGTGGAACTGGCGCAGATACTTTTAGCCGCTTGGCCGTAGGTGCTAATAACACTATTTTAACGGCGGATTCCAGCACTTCGACAGGGTTAAAGTGGACTGGAGAATGGATTAGTTACACACCAACTTGGGGAATTATATCTGGGACAGCACCAGTATTAGGAAATGGAACAATCGCTGGTGGGTATCGAAGAATCGGAAATCAAATCGATTTTTGGGTTACTCTGAATTATGGATCAACTAGCACTTACGGATCAGGAACACAACCTTACACTTTGACATTACCTGTTGCAGCTTCCACAAGCGAATTTGTTTTTGGTTTTAATGGTGTAATTTTAGACGCGGGTGTCGGTTGGTACGAAGGTTATATAGGCTCAGGAGTAAGTTATGGTTTAGGCGATAAGTTTATGCTATTTACAGCAGCGGTAACAGGAGCGTGGACACCTGCCGCACCTGTTACTCCAGCCACAGGTGATTCAGTCCGAATATTCGGAAGTTATAGGGTGAGTGCATAATGACATTCCAATTTAATCCATTATTCCCAGACGCAACAAATGAGCAGAAGTGGGAACAGATTAAACTCTGGCGTAACGCCGAACTTATCCGTTCGGACTGGACTCAATTAGCAGACGTCCCAGTCGATAAAGCAGCGTGGGCCACTTATCGCCAAGCTTTAAGAGATCTTCCAGCGCAAGGCGGACAAGCGGAAGCGGCTATCTTTCCAGTAGCTCCATGACCTATCCAGTGGGGACAGCTGCGGCCGTCGTAGAAGTAGCACTGGCCGAAGTCGGTACAGTCGAAGAAGGCGATAACTTAACCAAGTACGGAAAGTTTACGAAGGCCGACGGTCTGCCATGGTGCGGATCGTTCTGTAACTGGGTGTTCCACACAGCGGGCGTAAAGCTTCCATCGATGGTTTCTACAGCTGCGGGCGCGCATAAGCTTAAAGAAGTAAGTCGCTGGGTAGATTCAGAGCCGAAGATCGGCGATCTTGCATTCATGGACTTCCCGCATGATGGCGTGGATCGTATCTCACACATCGGAATCGTCGTAGGAGTTAAGTCCAAGTCAGTCATTACCATCGAGGGAAACACTTCGGGAACTGGCGATCAACGTAACGGCGGAATGGTCATGATTAAAGAGCGGGCATTCGGGAGCGGTAAAGAGATCGTAGGCTTCGGACGTCCTAAGTTCGTGGCTTATGCTGGCGATTATCCAGTCGTCGAAGTACCTACTCAATCGGCAGCGAAGCCGAAGATTAAGGAGAAGAAAGATGGAAAACTTAAAAGCGTTACTCGCAAGCTGGGCGCGTAGCTTCTTAGCTGCGTCTATAGCTGTCTACATGGCGGGCGTACAAGATCCTAAAGCGATCGGAATGGCTGGTCTAGCCGCTGTTCTACCTGTCGTTTTGCGCTGGTTAAATCCTAAAGACGCAGCTTTCGGGTTATCGGGGAAGTGACTCGGAAACTACTCGCGGCAGGTCTGGCCTTAGTCCTTTCGGTCGGCCTGTCTGCGTGTGGTTATCAGGGTTGGGTTCGCTATGAATGCCAAGAATACGAGAACTGGTCGAAGCCAGAATGCCAAGAGCCGCAGTGTATCCCTACTGGAACATGTACTAGCGACGTCCTTGGAGAAGAAGCTCCAGAGCCCAGCTCGACGCCGTAGCCCAGAAGAAGTCCACGCGACTCTCATTCTCATAATCGGCTCGACTTTAGCGGCGGTCTTCTTGATCGTTACCCTTGGAATTACTTACGCGCTTATCTTCGTTACTCAGCCGATCGGTAATCAAGCTCCGAACGACGCCGCATTCATTGACTTATTAAAGACGTTAGCGATCTTCTTAACTGGATCACTCGGCGGAGTTCTTGCGGGTAACGGATTAAAGTCCAAGCCGAAAACACCAATCGACACGCCGACAGATAAGCGGGAATCTTGACCTATGCGCGTTCTTGCTTCACTCTTTACATAGGGAGCGCGAACGTCGTTCCCAGTATCGGGAGCAAGTAATGAACGAACTATCTATCGTTATCTTCATGCTAATAGCTGGAGTCTTATGGGCAGCGGTAAGCTACTCAGTCGGTTATCGAGAAGGCCAGCGCGAAGGCTTTAAGCGTGGTCGAGCTGTATCTCGTCACGCAGCTAAGGACGTGCGCTAATGAGCTTCTTAGACAATTACGAAGACGTCGCCGCCAGAATTGCCCGCCTATGGGCTACACACCCTACAGCTAGAGTTCAGACTAACATCGTGGACTTTAACGCCGAGAAGGGTTATGTCCTTATCCAAGCCCAGATCTTTCGCGAGTACGAAGACGTTAATCCATCGGCCACAGATTACGCATTCGGTAACGTGGCGACTTATAACGTCAACATGAAGAAGTTCTTCGTCGAGGACACTGTTACATCGGCGATCGGTAGAGCTATCGGTTTACTACTGGGAGCAGATAAGCGTCCGACTCGTCAGGACATGGAGAAAGTCGAAACTGTAAGCGCGAAGGTAGCGAACTCAACGGCCGATGATTACGACCCTTGGACACAGAAGTTCGGCGAAGTGCCAAGCTATAAGACGGCAGAAGAAGCCGAGCAAAGTGGCATTCCCAGCCTAGGATCATCGATGGACGAGATCGCTAAGCAGCTGGGCGGAGAGTTACTTCCAGAAGCTCCGCAGTGCAGCCATGGACATCGAATCTTTAAGACTGGCGATTCTAAGACTGGTAAAGCTTGGGGCGGGTGGTTCTGCGTAGAAAGAACTAAGGCGACACAGTGTTCGCCGCTCTGGTACGTCTTAGCCAGCGATGGCAAGTGGAAGCCACAGGTCTAAAGATGAGCGACACTATAGAGATCATCTATCCGCAATCTATGACAGCCAAGCTTCTACAGAATGGCGAAGTAATCGCCGAGTATAAGATCGAACAGTGCGACAGCTGCGAGAGGCTAAAGAAGCTCGACGCTTTCGGTTATACCAAGGGCCAAGGCGGAGAGAAGTTAACTTGGCTATGCGGTGACTGTAGATGAAGGTAAAGCCAACGATCGAAGATAAGGTTTTAGCGCACACTGTAGCTCTGGAACGTATCGCAGAGATCGGCGGTCACCCAGACCACGACAGTCGTTACGATAAGAGCCTGGGCTTTCATGATTACGTCGCGCAAGTGGCCGAATCAATCGTGGCCGAGATTCTCGTAGCTCGTTACTTGGGTTACGTCGACTTCGATCCAAGAGCTTCGAGGTTTAAGGAGACGGCAGATGTCGGATCGAACATAGAAGTCAGATGGACTCGTTACGATACTGGATCGCTCATCGTCTACGAGAATGATCGGATCACAGATGT